CTAGCGGAAATAGATGAAGACCTATTAGATCAGATTGTTGAAGAGGCTGGCGAGCAGTGCAAGCAAGCTCTCCGCAAGCAGTTGGATCGCAAACCTCAGAAGTTCCGTATGCGTCCTAGCAACCTAGGAAGGCCTCTCTGTCAGCTATTAATGGAGAAAAGTGGAGCCGAGCGCGAAAAAATGCCGTATAACCACATCTTCAGGATGATGTACGGCGACATGACTGAGATCCTCGTAGAAGTTTTAGCGAAGATTTCTAAGGTCAATATCACAGGCGGAAAATCATCGACTAGTGTTACCTTCTCTGGACAAGAAATTGTTGGCGAGAACGACATCGAGATTGATGGTAGGGTCTACGATACAAAAAGCACATCACCATGGGCATATGACAATAAGTGGACTGATGGCTGGGCAGGCGTTCGTAAGGACGATGCATTTGGCTATTGTGCTCAGTTGCTGGCGTACAGTGCGGACATGCCTATGGGCGGCTGGATTGTTGTTAACAAGTCTACGGGTGAGTTGCGTGTTGTAGAAGCACAGCCGACTGAGTCCGATCTAGGCGAGCTACGCTCAAGCATCGAGAACACCCTAGCCCAAGTAGGCAAGTCAGATGGCGAGTTGATCAGGTGCTTTGAGCCTGTAGAAGAGCAATTTAGGCGGGTGCCTACGGGATCAAGACGACTCCATACGACCTGCACTTTCTGTAGCTATAAGAAGCATTGCTGGCCTGACGCTAAGTATAAGCCTCAGACTGGATCTAAGGCCGTGAGCCCTAGGTATTATTGGTACTCCGAATACGCAGGAGGATCTCCCAATGAGAAGTAATGTACGCCAAAGAGCTATCCGAGCAGGCTACCGCTCAGGCATCGAGCAAGACATTTCTGAACAGCTACAGGAGAAGAAGATTGAGGCTGAGTACGAGCCCTTCAAGATTCCGTATTCTGTGCCTGCAAGCAAGCATACCTACACCCCAGACTTTGTTCTGGGTAATGGGCTCGTTCTTGAGTCCAAGGGTAGGTTTATGAATGCCGACAGGAAGAAACACTGCCTCATCAAAGAGCAGTACCCTGACCTAGATCTACGTTTCGTCTTTTCCAATTCACGCGCCAAACTGAACAAAGGTTCTAAAACTACATACGCCTCTTGGTGCGAGAAGAATGGATTCCTCTACGCCGATAAAATGGTGCCTTTGGAATGGCTTAAAGAGAAGCCGAACAAGAAAAGCCTCAAAGTAATTTCTAAAATTCTTGGGGAGGGGTAGCCATGAAAGAGAAGTTTAATGGTATTTTTATTGAGCTTACTAGCGAGGGACTTGGAGACCTGTGTTTTGGTGCAGGCTTGGAATTTGAGGACGGCGCTACTCCCGAATACAAAAAGTATATGGAGACCTTACTCGCAGGCATTTTTTGCATCTTGAGTACGGACATTGGCCAGCTTGAGGCTCTAGGGGCCTACATGATGGAGACTGAGCAATTCGATTGGGGTGTTGTCGATCAAGACGACTCCAGTACCGAAGAAGGCCCTCTTTCAGACATTAAAATCACCAACATATCAAAACTAACCCACTAGCGGAGACACTAGCGATGACACTAACAGCACAATTCCCTCCATTTTCTTCAGAAAAAGCTAACACAGCCTTAGAAGAGTTTCGGAGTGAAACTAAACCACATGAGAACGGCCAATCATTTTATGTCGATCCCTATGACGCACCAGAGACAAAAACATCCTCGGATGGTGGATCTACCAGCTACTACAAACTGCCCCCTCATGCTGACGAGTTGCGTCACCTGATATCTGCCAAAGGCATGAGCAAAAGCCGCGGCGACATATTTAAGGCGTGTTACCGCCTTGGGGAAAAGGAAGGGGTCGATACAGCTTATGACCTTAATAAGATGCTGTTTTTTATCCACGACCTAATCGAAATGAACTCCAGAAACGAGCACCTATAATGGAAATTAATTACTATCAAGAACTCTGCAAAGAGACGCAAATCTACTCGGCTGACCTAGCCTTAATGTACCCAGCCATGGGTTTGGCAGGGGAGGTCGGGGAGATCTTAAACAAGATTAAGAAAGTTTACCGTGACGATGGTGGCCACCTTACTGACGAGCATCGGGAGGCTGTAGGTAAAGAGATAGGCGATGCTTTCTGGTACATGGCGGTACTGGCGACAGATCTAGGCGTATCTCTAGAAGACTGCGCCCGAGGTAACATCCTAAAACTACAATCCCGAAAAGAAAGAGGCGTTATTGGCGGCTCTGGAGATGACCGATAATGACACCTTCTAAAAAACACAATCAGCAGTTTTTCCCTTCAGATTATGAAGAATTTATTTATAAATCTAGGTACGCCCGCTGGAACGGAACTCGCCGAGAAGAGTGGCCTGAGACAGTAGACCGCTACCTAGGGTTTATGACCAGCCATCTAAAGCAAAGCCAAGGGTACTCCATCGATTCTGCCCTTTTAGAAGAGCTTCGCACTGCCATCCTAAACTTTGAGGTTGTACCCTCTATGCGGGCCTTAATGACCGCCGACGAGGAGTACGGGTCAGGAGCATTAAGCCGAGACAACACGGCTGGTTATAACTGTGCCTACTTGGCTTGTGACGATCCTAAAAGCTTCGATGAGGCTATGTTTATATTATTGTGCGGGACAGGTGTAGGTTTTAGTGTTGAAGATCGCTACACGCGCAAGTTACCTGTTATCCCAGATAACTTAACTGCGTGTGAAACTACTATTGTGGTAGCGGACAGCAAAGAAGGCTGGGCAAAGTCTCTTAGACAATTACTAGCCCTGCTATATAGCGGAGAGATCCCCAAGTGGGACGTTAGCAAAGTACGTGCGGCTGGAGCACGACTCAAGACTTTTGGCGGCAGAGCCTCTGGCCCTGAACCTCTGGTTGAGTTGTTCAATTTTGTAATTAAGATCTTTAGGCGGGCGGAAGGTCGTCGTTTAACCTCTCTTGAGTGTCATGACATCATGACGTTTGTTGCTCGGGTTATTGTCGTGGGTGGTGTTCGCCGCTCTGCCATGATCTCTCTCAGCGACCTAGGCGATGATCGAATGAGACACGCCAAGTCTGGTATGTGGTATGACGAAGAGCCTCAACGCTCCTTGGCTAATAACTCAGCCGTGTATGATGAAAAGCCAGATATCGAGACGTTCATGCGTGAGTGGCTCTCTTTGGTAGAATCTAAGTCTGGTGAGCGAGGCATCTTCAATAGGCAGGCCGCCATCAAGCAAGTTGAAAGTACAGGCCGCCGAGAAAACGGCTACGAATGGGGAACAAATCCGTGCAGTGAGATCCTGTTACGAGGCCCTAAAGTACATGAGGGCGACAAAAACAATCACTCAGGCGGCGTCACTGGCACGGGTGGGCAGTTTTGTAATTTAAGTGAAGTAATTGTTCGTGAAGGCGACACGCTGAAGAAGCTAAAGCGCAAGGTTGAGCTAGCTACTCTACTAGGCACCTTCCAGAGCACCCTCACTCACTTCCCCTATCTGCGTAAAGTTTGGCAGAAGAATACAGAAGAAGAGCGGCTGTTAGGCGTTAGCTTAACTGGGATCATGGATCACACCACATTATCAGATGAGGATAAGTGCGGGCCTTGGTTAACCGCCATGCGCGAAGCTGGTGAGATTGTTAACGATACTGTTAGTGCGGAGATCGGCATTCAGCGCAGTGCTTCTATATTTTGCGTCAAGCCAAGTGGCACAGTTTCACAACTGGTAAACTCAAGTTCTGGCATACATACCCGACACAACCCGTACTACATTAGAACTGTGCGGGGCGATAAAAAAGACCCTCTAACCCAGTTCTTAATTGATAACGGAATCCCCAATGAGGACTGTCAACAACAGCCACATAGTACGACTGTGTTTAGCTTTCCTCACAAGGCTCCCGAGGGTTCTATCTGCCGCAATGACATGACCGCCATCGAACAGCTACGCCTGTGGTTGGTGTATCAGGTAAAGTGGTGCCACCATAAGCCATCTGTAACGATCTCAGTTAAGGATGCTGAATGGTTGGAAGTGGGTGCATGGGTCTATAAGAATTTTGATGCTATCTCTGGCATTAGCTTTCTGCCCTTCTCTGATCATGTGTATCCGCAGGCTCCCTATCAGGATTGCTCTTTAAAGGAATATGTCGAAGCCCTAGACAAGATGCCAACCAAGATTAACTGGGATGCCCTGACAGCATACGAAGATACAGATAATACTGTATCGTCTCAGACCTTAGCCTGCACAGGTACTGCCTGCGAAATCGTGGACATATCCAACTAGCATGGGTGATTTTAATTACTTTAATTCTCTAGCTGTCTATGCCTGCAACTTGGGCCTAGACAGAACAGAGAGGCAGAGCTTAATTAAGAGTGTTCAGGCAGATTGCGATAAGTCTAGAACCTCTTCTAAGAATAGCTGGACAGGCGATGTTAAGGGCTACAGTCAGCTTCATAACAGGCCCGAGTTTGCTAACTTTCTTACTCTGGCCAGTAGCGCCGTGGATGAGTACATGTCTGGGCTTGGAGTAAATACGCAAATGCTGGATGCGTACTTCACTCGGACATGGGCCGTTCGGCAAGAAGGCGACCAATCAGTTGCTGTTCACGATCACTCGCAGAGCCATATATCTCTTTGCTACTACCCAGAGGCCCACCCAGCGCATGGGGCGTTTGTTATATCCCCAGAAGAACTTCCTAATGAATTCTTCCCTAACCTGTTTAGCGATACAGACCATCAAAAATCAGGCTTAGTAGATGCTAGTAATCCCCACACAAAAGCCTGCTATAATCTAAAACCGCAGGACGATCTGTTGTTGATTTTTCCAAGCAAGATGTACCACCAAGTTAGGGCGAATGCTGACACATACCCGACCTTGGCTAGGTATTCTATCTCTTCGGATATCGTCTGCACCCTAACGGCCGACGCCCTACATGAGCACGGCCTGCCCCCCATATCCCAATGGAAAAAACTGGAGAAATAAAATGACCGATACTGAAATAGAACAGCCCATCAAAGAAACGGCAGACACCCTTCTGGAAAAATCAAAAGGAAGTTTTGACGATGCCGTAGTAATTGGAATAAAAGAGGATGGTAGTGTAAACGTAAATACTTCCGTAGAGAACACGCTGTTCTGCCACTGGGCTCTGAATAAAGCAATATTCGAGCTCAATATTTATGAAAAAAACGAGTTTATTGCGAGAG